GTCGGCTGGCGCGTGAGCAATTCGATGCGTACGGACTTCGTCATGGACGCCCTTGAACAGGCCCTGTACGCACGGCAGCCGGAGCGCGACCACAGCCTTGTGCACCACAGCGATAAGGGGTCGCAATACGTCAGCATTCGCTACAGCGAGCGCCTGGCCGAGGCTGGCATCGTGCCTTCGGTGGGTAGCACGGGCGACAGCTATGACAACGCCCTGGCCGAGACCATCAACGGGCTCTACAAGGCCGAACTGATCCATCGCCGGGCTCCCTGGAAGACCCGCGAGGCCGTCGAACTCGCGACGCTCGAATGGGGTCTCTTGGTTCAACCACCATCGCCTCTTGGAGCCCATCGGCTACATCCCGCCTGCAGAGGCTGAGGCAAACTACTACCGGCAACTCGCCAGCCAGGCCATATCGGCCTGACTTAAACCAACGGGCCTCCGCAGAACCCGGGGCGATTCATGCCCCGATCAACACCTTCCGCATAGCCCCTCCCAGAGCACAAATTCGATGTGTCGTACTGTAAATGCGCGGCAAGCTATTAGTCAGCTTTGCGGTACTTGGACTCGATGAACTTGTTCAATCCGCCACGAGTCGCAACGGTCGAGAGGTAGATCAGGAAGTACTCGCTGGTCAGCCCACCCATCCACGTCAGCTTCAGCACCACAACGGTCGCCGTGACGTAGCCCAGCAGCTCGGCCACGCGGGTCAGGCTGTAGTGGCCCAACTCGTCCTTCAGGGCCTCGGTGATGATGGTCGTGAGCAGCATCAGGTCAGCTTCTTGAGCAGCAGCTCGGCCAGGAAGATCAGCACGCTGCACCCGCCGACGTAGCGGGCAATCGTGACCTTGATCGTGCCGACCTGCTCCATCATCAAATCAATCTTCTTGGTGAGCGTGTTGAACTCGCCCTGCGTATCGACCTTGAACTCGCTGAACTGCTCCTTCAGGTTCTGGTGATTGGTCTCGGTGCGCGCCAAGCGGTCGCGGATTTCAAGCATGTCGTCCATCTGACGCCTTCCGTAGTGGGTGCCACTCGCTGCGGACGACTCCTGCGATGGTGACTGGGTGGTGTGGGTGTTCATTAGCTGCCCTCGGCGTCGAAGCTGATGGTGCCGGTCCCGATGAGGACAGCGCCGCCTGAATCCGCAAAGACTTCTACCTTTGCTTGCGCGCTGAAAACTTGGCCGGCGCCGGCGCTACAGGCGACATAGGCACCAGACGTAAGGACGCCAATAGTTCCGAACGTAAGGCTCGCATTCAAGGCACTGTTGGGATCGCTGAGAACCGTAAAACGGATGTAGTACGACGAGCCAACGCCCGCCGTAGTTGGGGAGTACCAGTTGGCCGGCCCTGTGTACGAGTGACCGCCGCTGACTGCCGTGCCGCCATCGGTGATCGTGCCATCGGCGTTGTAGAGCACCTTGGCATTCGCTGGCTTGCCAGTGCTGCCAGCAGCGGCGAACGAACTGGCATCGAGCGCGACGACTAGCCTGACGCCGGCCATGAGCATCATCTGCATGCTCATCAGGTCACCCCAGCGCCGGACATGATGTATTCGGTCGTACTCTCAACCCAGATCGTTGCCATGCCCTTGCCTGCAATGGTGCGGTTGCCAGTGGTCGTCGTGCCAGCAAGACGAAGCGTCAGGCCAGAGCCCTGCGTGACCGTGATGGCTGAGGTGCTGTTGTTGAAGATCGAATAGCACGAGCCGGCTGTCAGGCCGGTGTTGACTGTGAAACCGCTGCCAGTCGAAAAGCACTGGCCGCGCGTGAGGCCGCCAGTCGTGCGAGGTACATCGCGGTAGCCAACTTCGATGCCGTTGTATGTGAATGTGCCGGAACTGGTCGTGCGCAGCACTTCATTCCAAGCGTTCGAGCCATTGCCGACAAAGAGCGAAGCACCACTTGAAGAGTTGAGTTGCCAAGCAAATGCGTTGTAGGTACTGCCGCCGTCCTGCGTTACCCACACCGCCTTGCCTCCGCTTGGCGAGTCAGACCCCGAGCCGACGACGAGCCCTGACCCACCGTACGTCACTTGCTTGTAGCCAGAAGGATTGGATGTGCCACCCAGCAGCAAGTTGCCATTCAAATCCAGGCGCATCGCCTCGGTGAACGTGAGCGCCGCACCAGCGGTTCCAGATGGGGCCACGTTCCACGTATAGCCGCCAGTGCTCGGCTGGCTGAGAAGCGTAGCCCAGCCGTTGTTCTTGTAGCGGTTGAAAGAGCCGTCGTAGTACGAGTTAGTCCAGAAGGCGTAACCGTTGGAGTTGTTGCCGTTGAATGCAATCGTGCCCTGCGTCGAGCCACCGAATTCCAGCGTCGGGCGGTTCGGACCCCAGCTGCTTGGTGTGATGCCAAGACCAAGATTGCCGCTGTTGTCCAGCGTCATCGCCTGCGTGTAGCTAATCGAGCTTCCGCCAGTGACGGAGTTGCCGCTGGTGTTGAACCAAGCGTGCGAGCCAGTCGAACCATTGACCGCATACCGAGGCGCGAAGCAGGAAGCCTTGGCTACGTAGTTCGAACCGTTGTAGTAGTAGTTCAGGCCGAACTCGGCAGTTGGCGATGCGCCGACGTAGGCAAGCGTTCCAAAGCTGCCGAACTGAAGAGCCGTTGAACCAGACCATCCACTAGGCGTTACCCCGAGGCCGAGATTGCCGCTGGCATCGAGCCGCATTTTTTCGGTTGTGCTGACAAGGAAAAGCAAAGGCACCGCGTTGGCGGTGTACAGCGACACAGTGCTGCTTGTTGCGCCGCCAGTAATGGCGCTCGAATCGCCAAGAGCAAAGAGGGTCGTGTCGGTCCCAGCTTGGGTTCCGTAGTACGCGGAGCCCTGTCCACTAGAAGTGCCGCCGCGCACCCGGACAATGCTCAGTCCTGAACCTTGAATATCGAGCGTTGTTGACGGTGTGCGCCCAATGCCGACGTTGCTATTGCTATCGATCAGCATGCGGGTGGTGCCGCCAGACGTAATGAACATTGATCCAACAGCCGCATCAATGCCACCGAGGTAGAAGTCATTGCTGCCGTTGATGCCGATGATGCGGGTGCTGGTGCCGCCGCTCGTCTTGCTGCTGATGTACTGCGAATTCCCAAGCTGCACGCCAGAGAATGCGCCAGTGTTAGGAGTCGTGGAGCCGATAGCTGGGGGCGACGCGAACAAGCTTGTGAAGCCAGCGCCGCCAAGTGTCCCGTTCAGAGTCGTCGCACCAGAAGCTGTAAGCGTCGTGAATGCCCCCGCATTTGGCGCCGTGCCGCCGATTGCTGGTGGAGAGGCGAAGAGCGAGGTGATACCGGTGCCGCTGACACCACCATTCAGCGTTGCCGTTCCGGTGACGGTCAGCGTCCCACCGAAAGTGGCATTGCTTGTGACTCCAAGCGTTCCGCCAACAGTCGCGTTGCCAGAGATGGCGGCATTGCCGCCCACTTGCAGCTTCGATGAGCCGTCGTCAGACGTGGTGGCAACCAATGTGCGGCCACCGCTGTTCACTCGCAGGCCTTCAACGCCTGCAACGGTGATCGCTAGATTCCCTGAGCTTGGGCGATACAGGCCCGTTGCCGACTCGCTGTTGAAGGCCACGCCGGGGATCGTGTTCGAGCCATCGATGACTTTGAGCGGCGCCAGCATCGGCGCCTGACCATCACGCGGCAGACTGTTGGTCAGCTCGTTGTAGGTGTCGGTGATCGTCGTGTTCGCCCAATTGCTGGTGATCACGGTTCCCGGTGCAACCGGGTTTACTGAGACAGGCGGGATTGCCGTGCCACTGCCATTGCGCGCCATGCGGAGACCTCATGCTTCATGCTTGAGGTCTATTTACAAAGGTGTGTCAGTTCTGCTCGCTCGCGAGCGTTCCACCGAGAGCTTGGGCGATGTACTGTCGTTGGGCCGCATTCATCGTCCCTGGCTTCCCTGAAACGCCCGTCAGCAGCTTCACCACCGTTGGGTTCTCGCTGGTCAGGGCCTTGCCTGCGATCACCGAGGCAAGCTTTTTCGCAGCCCAATATGGCAGCGCCTTGGTCGGCTCCAAAGCCATCGCGGTTGTTAGGTCGTGTCCACCCATCGAACGGCCAAGCACGTCGGCGAGGCCCTTGCCGTTCGCTGGGCCAAGCGCATCCATCGCCGCACCTGACAGCTCTTGGAATGGCGCCTCGCCTTGCAGGAACGAAGACTTGAAGCGACCGTTCTTCACCGCAATGAGCATCTGCCGTGGCGTCACGAAGCCGGTGTCGTTCGATGCGGTGACCATCTTTTCAACGGCCTTTAGGTTCGCGTACTGCCGATTCGCGGCGTTGAATGCAGCGGCTTGGTCTGGCGTCATGGCCGTGGTCAGGACGTTGTTGACCTTGCCGACCATCTGGCCTGCCGTCTGCCGCTCGGTCGCTGATGCCGCTGGATTGGAAGCTACGGCCTTCAGCTCGGACGCAAGGTCTTGAAGCTGGCGCCCAGACACTGCGGTGCCAGCGTCGGTCGCCTTGATCAAGTTCGCAGCTGCCTGCTGCACAGTGCTGTTGGTCGCGATGCCCTCAGTCAGCGGATTCTTCGCGCTGCTGAGCAGACCTTGCAGATCGGTCTTCAGCGACGATGGCAGCGTGACGCTGACGTTCGTGGCGTCATCGAGGGCCTGCTTGATCACTGGCCGTGCCTTGTTCAGCATCTCCGAGTCAATCGGGCCGGTATAGCCGCCGATGCCCAGGCCATCTGCGACCTTGCCGGCAATGGTCTTGTCTGACGCCTCGCGGAATGCGGTGATCGACGCGTTGTCGGGAATGTGTGAGGCGATGTTCTTGCCGGCGTCGGTCAGCGTAATCGCATTCACTGGCAGGCCTTGAGCGCGCAGCGCGTCGGCTGCTGCGGTGCGAGCCGCAACCTTCTCAGCGCCACCACCAAGGACGGCCGGCATCATGTCCATCACCTTGCCAGCACCACTGACGCCGGCAATCGGCGCAGCCGCCAGTGCCGCAGACAGCGCGACGTTCTTGCCGAACTGACCGTCACCCGTCGTTGGGGTCAGCGCGCCCTGAGTGCCGCCAACGCCAGCGTTGATCGCCGCGATGGCTGGTAGGCCAATCTCAGGTGCCGCAGCGGTTCCGGCAGCGGCCAGCGCGTATGGCACCGCATCGACGCCGAGCTTGCCAATGTTCGCGCCCCAGGTGTTGCCCAGGGCTTGGCGCTCTGGATCGGCTTCTGCCTCTCGCTGCGCTTGCTGAAGTGTTGCGAGCTTTGCGTCATTGCCGGTGATGCGTGCACCGAGCTGCTTGGCACCTTGGCCCAGGTCGTCCACCGCTTGCGATGCACCTTGGCCCAGGTTCGTGAAGAAGCCTTGAGCACTCACCTTTGCTTGCGCCGCCTTGATCTTCGCGAGCGGTTCGCCACCGAGATTGGTCACGATGGTGTCCACCGAGTCACCCTGGGCCTTCCCTTGGGCCACGAGCTGGGCGGTCAGTGGATTGCGCATCAGGTCGGACACGATGCGAACAGGCGTCGCGCCTTGGGATGCAAGCTTGGCAACCATCGAGTTCACCTGATCGACCGACATGCCCTGGTTCGCTGCCGACACCTCAGACGCTGGCAGCGCGGCCACGATGCCGTTGACGTAGTTCTGATTGGTCTGGAAGTTCTGCGCCGACACCTTCGACGCAGGCGGCACGGTGCCATCGACTTGGTACTGCGCATTGGCCGCGCCACCGTTGTAGTGTGCAAGTGCCGCCTTCAAGTTCCCGCCGTATTGGTGCGTCAGGTCTTGCAGGTAGTCGGCGGTGCCACGCAGCGAATCGACTGGATCGCTCGTGTTCACGTTGTACTGCTGCGCCGTAGCTGGCATGAACTGAGTCAGGCCATGAGCACCAGCCGGCGACACCGCGTTTGGATTGCCAGTGCTCTCAGTGCCAACCAGCGCTGACAGCAAGCCCCGAGGCAAGCCGCGGCTTTGCTCAAGCTGGGCGGTGATGTTGTCGAACTGCGGATCTTGGCGGAAGTCCATCAGCGGCCTCCGGTGAACTGGCTGTAGTTCAGCTGGCTTGGTGGTGCGCCTGGCTGTCGGGCTGGGATCGACGGCGTTGGATTGGCCTGCGGCATTGGCAGCGACTGGCCGTACTGGACCAGCGCATCACGCTTGGCAAGCAGAGCAGCGCGCTGCTGCGCCGTCAGCTCCTTGACCGTCTCTGGCTTCATGTCGGCGTTCAGGCCACCGTTGTTCTCGAAGTGCGAGAACTCGCCCTGCGTGAAGCGTGGCGAGCCTTCGCCGCCAGCATTGACCGCATCGCGGACGCCTGAGAACACGTCCTGACCAATCAAGCCACGGTAGGTGCGCAGGCCAGCCGTTGCCACCTTATCAGGCACAACCGAGTTCAGCGGACCACCGTACTGATCGGACAGCGCGTCGATGGTGTCGAGGCGTTGCAGCGTCGAGTCGATGGCGCCGATGGCGGCCTTATTCTTCGCGACGGCTTCGTTAGTCCGCTGACTGAACTCGTCGTTCGCCTTCTTGACGCTCGGATCAACGATGCGGTTGCCGCTGGGATCGAGCATTGGGCTGGTGCTGCCGTCCTTGTGGACGTTGAAGCGATTGCCGTTGGCGTCCGTGGTCTGGCCGGTGACAAGCTTGCCACTGCCGGTCGCACCGATTGGGACGGCATTGGTGATGCGGCCAGTCTGCGAGTCGGTTGTGACGGCAACGAAGCCGCCATTCACCGTGTCGGCCTTCACGTCGGTGGTGTAGCGGCCGTTCTTCGAGCCGAACATCTGGTTCATCTGAGCGGTCGCGATCTGCTGGCCCAGTGGTCCGGTGTTGCTGATCGCAATGAGCTGCTTAATGTGGTCGGCCGGCGTCATGCTCTGCACGGCGTTGTCAGCGGCGATTTGCTTCGCCGTCCGTGGGTCGTACATCGACGGATCAGCCGGTGGCGTTGGCTCCGGTTCAGGTTGCGGCGCTGCTGGCGCAGGCATGGCCTGTGGTGCCGGCATTGGCGGCGGAACTTGCGGCGTAGGCTGCGGCGCTGGCTGCGGTTGTGGCTGCGCCGCAGCTTGAGCGGCCTTGGCGGCCTCCTGCGTGGCGGTAGTCTGGTAGACGATTGGCGGCTGCGGTGGCGCCTTCACCGACGGGAACGGTGAATTGGCAAGCGCTTGGTTCTTCTTGGCCTGGGCTAGCTCACGAGCGCGGAAGTCGGCCAGCGGATCAGTGCCGGCCTGCTTTGCGTTCCAGATTGCCAGCTCGGATGCCGTTGGGCCACCGTTGCCGGTACTGCGTCCTGGCATGGCGTTTGGATCAGGCTTCAGCGCTGAGAGCGCCGCTACCTGGGATGGCGACAGAGCAGCCCTCTGAGGTGCCGGATCGCTCGGCGGAAGCTGGGTGGCATTGCTCGGCGACTGCGGCTGAACTGGGAACGTCTCAACGCCTGGGGCATTGTCGGGAGCTGACGCATCCGATCCAGGCTGCGCCGATGGGTCAACTGGTGCCGGCGTTGAGTACCGATTCAGCTCACGCTGAAGCTGAGCAGCATCCTCATCGGCTTGCTGTGCTGCCACCGCAGATCGAACGTTTGGCGCGTTGTACGGATCGAGGTTGTATGCGAGCGCGGCCTGACTGGTCGAGTCGAGTCCCTTTTGCGAGGCGTCGTTGTCGGCGTTGGTCTTGTTCGCAAGCAGCGCGGCCAGCACCTGAGAAATGGCGCCGACCTTGCCGTTGCCACCTGAGTAGAACGTGCCCATGCCGTTTTGAACGAACGACGGCTGGCTTTGCTTCATTGCCAGCGCCTGAAGCTGCTGCGCTGCAGCCTGCTGACGGGCCAGCTTCGCCTGCTCGTTGGTGTAGTTGAAGCCAGCAAACCCGTTGTCGGCGCTGTATCCGCTGTAATCATTTGCCATCAGGCTGCTCCTGCGTTGAGGTCGAGGTTCCGCATGAAGGGCTCGACGCTCACCTTGATTTGATTCAGCCGGCGCTGCACTTCGCTTGCCACGGCCGGGTGATTTGTTCGCAGGTATTTATGCGCGTTGGTCTCAAGCCATGCCGTGCAGTGCATGCAATCCGGGGCTGAGGTGGCGCCTGCGGCGTAGTACGGTGGCAGCAGCAGGCCTTGAGCTTCGATGAACGCATCTACCTGCTCGGCGGACCAGTCAGCAATCGGGTACATGATGGTGAAGCCATCGACCGTCTCGCCGTTCTTGACGTGGCTCTTGGGCTCATCGGCATCACGCTGGCCGCGCAGGATCAGCGTGATGTCATCGGCCCGCATGCGCTCGTGCATCGGCGCCATGATTGAGAGGTAGCAGCAATTGTGGCGGTCGATGAGCGGCAGATGGCCCTTGATGTGCTCCTTGCCAAACCGCCAAGTTGCGCCAGCGGGCAGGACATCGGACGGCCAGCCGTGCTTCGTGTGCGTCTCCTTCACTTTGCCCTCAATCTGGACGAAGCGCGGAACGTGCTGGCTGACCGCATGGGCCAAGGCCAGCGTCTCCGGGTACGCATCACCTGACGCCGTGTAGTACACGGTGACGCGATCCCAGTACGGCCGCAACAGCAGCAGCATCGCAAGGCTGTCACGCCCACCGCTGAATTGCAGCGCAACGTGACCGGCGTGCTGCTTGAGCGCGGCTTCCAGCTCCATCAGTACGCAATCGCTGCGGCAGCGGCCAAGCTGCCGATCATGCCCATCGTGCCGTTGTTCGACGCAGTGCTTGCTGCGTCCTGAGCCGATTGGTATTGGCCTTGGTTCTGCGCGGCGGTCGTGAGGTCAGCGCCACCGACGTAGCCAGACTGCGCGTACGAGCCGAAGTTCGGGTTCTGGACTTGATTGCCGTACAGGACGGCGTTCATCTCGTTCAGCGGCGTGTTGTAGTTCTGGTAAGCCGTGTTGTACGCAGTGTTGTAGTTCTGCATGGCCTGCCCGTACTGCTGAGCTTGCGCTGCGTTCGACTGAGCCTGCGCCGTTTGGTTTGCGCCGTAGCCAGCCAACGCTTGGTTGTAGGCTTGGTTCTGGGCCGTGTTGTATGCCCCCTGCCCTGCCAGCGCCGCGTTGTAGTTCGCAAGGCTGTTGGTCTGGGCCTGGGTGCGTGCCGCGTTCTGCGCGTTGAACGTGTTGATTGCGTTCTGCGACTGCTGCGTGCTCGCAGCGTTGTTCAGCGAAACCGTGTTCGCGTCCTGGCCGTAGTGCTGACCAAGCGCTGAGTTGCCAAGGCTGAAGGTGTTCGCACCTTGGGCATAGGCTTGGTTCTGCGCGCCAAGATTCGCGTTGTACCCCGCCAGCGCCGAGGCGTAGTTCTGATTGGCCTCGTTGTTCCCGACCTGAACGGCCTGCGCTGCAAGGTTGTTGTTCTGCTGGGCCTGCGTGCGGGACAGATTCTGCGCCGCGTTGTTGTACGCCTCAGTGCCCGGCATCAGCCCCTGCATGCGGAGCTGCGTGTCTAGGTTGGTCGTGTCCTGGCTCTGCTGGTCTGCGATCAGCGAGTGCGCGGCGTCATAGGCGGACTGCGCGCCAGCTTGAGCCGTTGCATCCGAGAACTGCGGCGTGTTTTGGTTGACGGTGCCGGCGCCAGCTACTGCGCCCTGGGCGTCGGTGTTGACGTTCTGAGCCGATGACGTGAAGTTCTGATTGAGGTTGTTCGCGCCCGTGTTCAGGTTCTGGCCGACCTGCTGGTTGCCGCGCGTGAACATCGACGGGTTGAACGACTGCTGGTTCGTTCCACCAACGCCCGTTGGCGAGAAGCCAGCGAAGTTCGACTGAACGCCAGGGACCGAGCTCATGTAGTCGGACATCGACGGCGCCTGGAACGGCGTACTCATCGTGTTCGCGACTTGGCCCTGCATGTACGCAGCAAGTTGCGACTGGTTGTTCTGGACCTTCTGCTGGGCGTCGAGCGCGGCCTGCGTGTCAGGCGTCAGCGTGACCGTCTCGGTTTGCTGGCCGTTCGCGTCTGGAGTGCTCCAGGTGTCAGTCCCCCAGGGCGTCTGGATCGTCGGCCGGTTGGCGACGGTCTGGTACTTCAGGTTCTCTAGGTTGCCGGCCGCAGTGGCTTGCGCTTGGCCGACGTAGTCTGGTGCTGGTGCCGATGAGCCGCTGTCCATTAGCGACCTCCCATCGTGTTCACCAAGCCAGTTGCTGGCGCGTAGGTGTTGCGGCTTTGAGCCATTTGCCCCATCGCCGGGGCTTGCGTGCCGCTTTGTCCAGCCGACTTCAGTGCTGCCGCGATTGCCTGAATCTGCTGCGGGGTCAGGCCTTGCTGGGGTGCGCTGGCGCCTTGATTCGGCGCGGCGGTGCCTGCGGCTTGGGTGTCCGCGCCCGCGATGAGTCCGTCCATTCGTGCTCCCGTTCTTCGAGAGCTATTTACGAAGTCGGGTGGTTAGAGCACGGGACTGAGAACGCTGATCAGCGCCTCAAAAGTGACAACATAAGCCCCTGCTTGCAGCCCTTACGGACGCCAAGGTCCAGCAAGCCATTCACGCTTTGTCAGGCCGAACAGCAAGGCGTCTTGGTCCTCGCCGAAGTGATCACGCAGCAGCGCCTCTTGCTTCATGCCGAGCATGTGCTGCACGGCGATGGATTTTTCGTTTTCAACCGCGACGTGCGTGATCAGTCGCGAGCGCTTGGCGTGGTTGAAGACGAAGTCGAAGATCGTCGTGATGTACTCGCGGGTCGCCTTCTGGCGTTTGCCGCCCGATGACGCCAAGGTTGCCTCGCAGGTGTGCGGAGTCCAGCGATTCAAGGCGCACACCGTCAGGATGTCGCCGATGGTGGCCGGACGGTCCTCAGGGATATCGACCAGCGCGATGAAGCGAGTCCTATCAAGGTCAAGCTCGATTGGAGCCGGCATCCGCGCGTCCAGGAAAGCAGCGAACAGCGCGGCGTGCGATTGGTCAGCGATGACCTTCAGGTTCTCAGCCAAACTGGCCTCCAGGGGTGATGATCCAGTTCGTCGCCGCCCATAGCGTGTCGGACGTGGCCGAGATGGACAGCGCCAGCGCAAGGTAGTTCCCTGGGTATGAGAGCGGCGTGCTCCACTGGTTGAAAGTGGTCAGCGAGCCAACCCAGGTCGAGCCCGAGTTGTCCCAGATCGCGTTGTCCCAAACGGCACCGGTCACGGGGTTCACGGTCGCCGAGCCGATGATCGGGACGAGGTTGAAGTCTGTGTTCACGCCGATGCGAATCGTCGGATTCGCCTGACCCGTGACGATGTACGGCTTCACCATCTTGACGTGCTTCAGGATGCCGACTCCGGTGTCATCCGAGAACTGACTGAAGGCGCTCAGCGCCGTGCTGATGATGTTGTTCCCGCCGTTCCCGTTGATGTCGGCGCCGTCCTTGAAGCCGATGAAGCCCAAGGCGACGTAGTTCGAGCCGCCAAAGTAGAACGCGTCGTTGAACATCGCGAAGCACTGCGCACCCCACGAGTCGAACTGCGACCAGCCCTGCGTCACGGTGTTGAAGCAGAACTGGAAGTTGTTCGCCGCATTCGCCTGCGGGATGTTCAGCAGGACCGTGTCGTTAGACGGGTTGCTGATCATCTCGAAGCCGGGCGTGCCGCCCAGCGTGGCAATCAGGTCCGAGATGGTCGGGGAGATCGTGTACGACAGCGCTTGCGTCTGATCGAGGCGCGCCGACTGGATGTACTTGGTGAGCGCGTACAGGCCATCGGTCGTCAGCAGCCACAGATCGCCTTGGTACGGCATGACACAGCGCCGACCGATGGGCGAGCCGAGCTGGTACGTGCCGCTCAGCTGCCAGTTTGCTGCGGTCGCTGGATCATTGCCGGTGTAAACCACGCAATCACCTTTGCTGGACAGTGCTACCAGCATCGCCGACGTGCCCGAGGTCGAGCCGTTGTCGAGCGTCCAGGTCGCCAGCTTCATCAGCTTGCCGCCGCGTGGGAACAGCGGACCGAAGTCGAACGCCTTCATCGCGCCGCCGATCTGGCCAACTGGGCAGTAGTACGCGATGGAAGATCCATCACGTACGAACCACAAACGCTGCTGGTGCAGCTGCACGTCAACGAAGTTCTGGATGTTGAATCCGGCGCCGTTGTTGTCTACGGTGCTGAACTGGCCGGGCGCCGATGGTGTCCCTGTCTGCGAACAGACCGTCCAGCTTGTGCCGTCGTAGATGCGTGGGAAGTCGGAACCGTTCACGGCGATCAGGTAGTTCGCCGAGCCGGTCGTGTACGTCTGGTGCGTGTACTGCCAGTACGGGTGCGTCGAGTCGAGGCCACTCTGCACGGTGAAGCCCGCGCCGGACACGTCACCGCCCGTCGTGATGTCCTTGATCACCGAGCCGGAGACGGCAAACAGCTTGTTCCCAGAGGCAACGCGGCCGTTGTACGCGAGCAGTGAGGTCGTCGCCGCAGGCAGGTTCGTTGCCCAATTGCGGTAGCCCTGCCGGACGGATAGCCCCTGTGGCGTCGCGATGAAGTTCTGGCAGGACAGCGCGTACGCTGGGTCCATCGCGGCCAGCGAATCGACGGTGTTCAAACCCTTCCATGGCGCGGGCGTCTCGGCCGGGATCGTGTTCGCGCGCTGCGCGCGGTATGAGACTGCCGGCATCACTGGTTCCAGAACCCGTCTGGATAGTTCGACGTGTTGATCAGGCCGCTGCCCTGGTTGCCGATCAGCGAGAGCTTCTGGCGCGGCGCGTCGTGCCCCTTGGCGAACTCAAGCGCGCGACCATAGTCGGACAGCGCTGCCGTCGTGTCCTGGCCGATGGAGGTCAGGAACTTCAGCTTCATGCCGTAAACCATGATGCGGTGATCGAACATGCACACATCGGCGTCGTTCGTGAAGTCGGCCTTCGGCAAGCCTGTAGAGGCGTCGCGGACGAAGTACGAGGAGATGTACTCCAACGTCAGGTTGTGCACGGCCGATGGGACCGGGTCCAGGTAGATCCGATTCGCCATGATTCGGTACCGTGAGTACGGCGGCGCCGATGCGATCAGGCCGTGTCGTAGCGTGTTCCATTGGCCCGGTGTCAGCGAGCCGCGTAGCGCCCAGCGCGTTGAGTTGTCCCAGATCGTGAACGCGGTGAAACGCGCGATATCGGTTGGGAAGGCGTAGTTGTCGGTGCCGGCGACCGTGGAGACCTGGTACGGCGTCTGCAGCGCCTGCCAGTCGTATTCCGCAACCAGGTCATCGCCGACTGCACGGGCCAGATTGAGCAGCTTCTGCACGTTCTGGTCCTGCGATGACAGGACCGCCTGCGGTGCCGGCAAGTTCAGCTCACCGGCGACCTGCTGGCAGATTTGAATGATCGTCTTTTGCGCCACTGCATCCCCTCGTTTGAGTCCTATTTACGAGAGGACGCAGGTCGATCAGGCGCGCTTGGGCTTCGGCTCCGATGTGTTGGCTTGCGCAGCCAATAGCGCGGCAAGCTGAGCTTCCAGCGCCGCCAGACGTGCGTCGCGCTCATCGAGCTTGGCTTGCAGTTCGACCTCGGCGCTCTTGTCGGCGCGCGATTCAAGGAACGCGGCGGCTTTGAGCTTCATCGAGTAGAACGCGCGCAGCACGCCCTGCACCGAGTCGGAGAGGTTCGCGACCTGCTCGACGGTGTGCACGTTGTTGTGCTTCAGGTCCTTGATCTGCCCCTTGGTCAGTAGCGGCCACGCTTCGAGGGGTGTGCCGGACTCGACGGCTTGCTGGCCGGACTTGAAGCCCTCCCATTCAAGCGGGAAACGCCACATGTCCATGTCCGTCACGGGCCGGTGAACCATGTTCAGCTTGTTCCCAGGCGTGGTCAGCGTGATGAAGTCCATCGGCACATAGGTCGGGACGCCAGCATCGAACGATGCGGCCTTGGAGAACACCTCCTCTGACGTGAAGGCGACGCTGACCTGCTCGTCCGAGCCGTAGTCCGGGCTGCTGGTAATGCGGCGGGTCTTGGGGTCGCGGGTCAAGCGGTTTTCGTCTTCATCGAAGCGGTTGCCACCGGCGTATGCGCTGATCGCGTTGATGCGGTCGATCTGGTCTTGCAGGGTTTTCTCGGTCATAGCTCATCCTCTTGGTGGGCCGGCCGCTTGTCATTGCGGGGCTCCAAACACAGCGACGGTGCTGCTGGATATTTAGCAATTGGAACGCCCCGTACGGAGAACGTCGCAATTCCTCGACAGCTCGCATCACTTCGCAAGTGCAAACGTCTGACACCAAGAGTTAGATGGCAACATGTGGCGGCGCGCCACTCTCAACGCCAGCGATGACAGAACAAAAAATCGAACCGCACAAGGTCACAAAGCCGATACAGCTTCTTGCCGCCTGGCTGGTTGGCTTGGTACTGACAAACGCTAGCTTCCTGGTTGCGGCTTCCCGACTCGGGGACGGCGGCTGGGAGCGCGGAGCACTGATCATTGCTTCAATCGTGAACGTGCCATTATTCTTGGCGGCGCTGTTCATACTCCAGACGCGGTTCAGGGCTGAGCTGCAAGAGGATACGTACTACTCTGAGTATTTGACGAAGAAGAGCGCGTCCGTGGTGAGGGTTGAAAAAACCACCGCACAGGAAGCCAAGATTGAGGCTCTGGAACGCTCAATCCTCAGGATCAGCCATCATGCGGACGTCGAACAGGCCGTCGATTCCACGCCCTCAAACTCGGAACCGTTGGACTGGAGTCGCTGGCCCGTAGCTCTTAACGAGGCGCATCCACGATTCACAGAGATTCGCGAGGCGCTACGGAGTGCCAAGATCCCTTTGACCACCGTCTTTGGCTCGCCGGAGCGCCCTCCAGATAGATGGACGATTTCATTGAGCAACGATCTTCCGGTAGCCCATAAGGTCGCGTTACTCAGCACTGTCCTTCGGTTTGACTTTGTTGGGATCATATTTTGGGATCCTCTGAGAGAGGCAGATGAGGACGAGGACGTGTACATCGGAGGCTATGGAAATGACACTTACGCAGCAGTGACAGATGAACTATGGGAGCTTCTCAAGCGAGACGCTGAGCCCGTCGATTTCCGGATCTATTTCGCCAAGCATCTCGTGCCTCGGAAGAAGTAGTCGTCCTTGGCCGCGCAAAAATGAAAGGGCTGCCAAGGCAGCCCTTCTTCATGGTGCGGTGCCGTCTTAGAACGGCGACGCGACCTTCTTCGCCCAGAAGTACGAGCTTGCAGGCACACCCGGTGCCGGCACGTCATGCGTGTACGTGGAACCAGCCGTCGTGCCAAAGCCGCCCGTCAGGGCGACCGTGCCGGCTGCCGCGATAGCGCCGGCCGTGGCTTGAGCGTACGTGTACGAGGTGTTCCCCATCACCGTGACCATCCCAAGCGGGAACTGCAGCGCCGTGCTCGGCGCGTCGTTCGTGACGCCAGCGAGGCCGTCGAAGTTTGCGATAGACATATCTCAGTCCTCCTTAGACGTTGTTGAACAGACCTTGGAACTGAGCGCCTGCGCAAGTCAGGTTCCCCGCCCACACGAACGTGTTCACGCTCGCGTCCTGGTTGAACGAGTTCTTGGTGTCCAGACGCACGAAGTTCCGGTCCTTGTGCGAGCGGAACTTCAGGTACTTGCTGTTCAGGAAGTACGCGTAGTTCGTCGAGATACCCGACGCGGCCGTGTCAAACGTGACCTTGATGCCTTGGTACGCCACAGTCTTGAAGCCAGCCGACGCATCCTCTTCCGAGTAGATGTGCTGCATGGCTTGTAGGGACGACTCGAACAGCGCGAACACCGATGGGCCGGCGATCACCATGTCAGGCCGATCCGTGCCACGGGTCAGCTGGATGATGAAGTTGTTCCACTGCGTCTGAATCGTCGCAGCCGTCGCGACGGCACCGCCTGAGGCCGTAGCGCCCCAGTACTTGTTGCGCCAGAACGCGTTCGAGGCGACGGAGCGGTCAATGCCGCCATAAACGCCGGTGGAAGGCGAAGCCGTCACCGCAGCCGCGAGGCCAGTGATGTTCTTCCCGTTGTTTCCGGTGCCGTCGAGGTACAGGTGACGATTGAGCAGGTTCGACATCGTCGCTTCCGCGACCTGCATGCGACCATCGATCAGGTCGATGACCTCCTGCTTGCCCGCGTTGATCAGCTGTTCGCGACCGTTGAACGTGACTGGCACGGCGTACTGCGCCAGCGAGAACTGCGCGCCCGAGATGACATCCTGCGCGCCAGTCGGCAGCGGGTCATAGCCCGAGTACGAGCCGCCGTTCCCGTTTTCCGCGAACATGAACTGCTCGTAGATCGGGTCGCCGCCGGTGATCTGGACTTGGCCGGATTTCTTCAGCGCCAGAAGCAGCGCGTTGTGAGAGGTGACGTTGTCAGCAAGCTGAGACTGGTAGTTAGCCATCGAGGTTGCCGCAAGGTCGGTCAGATTCGGAAAGCTCATCGCTTACCCTTTCATCAATGACTTGCGGACGGTTTTGCTTGGAAGTCTTGTCCTCGATTCAAGATGCCATCGCCGCGCGGGGCTCAGCTCGTGGAGTCGCTGGTCGGCTGCGCGGCCGATGCGTCTTCGACACTCACTGAACCATCAGCGGGCGCCGCTGGTCCTTCTTCTGCTGGATCGACTACAGCTGCGACATCGGTATGCCCCTCGATCCGTGGATCGATTGCTGGTACCTGAACGCTTGCTGCCACCATGCGTGTGAACAGTGAGACCATCAATAAACTCCCGCCCGGCATGGTGTTGATACGGGCGTATTTAGCGGGCAGCGCCGAAAGTCGCCGCTGGCGCTCACGGCTTCAGCTGCTCCCACGCTGCGGCCACCGCCTCGCGCGATGACATTGGCTTCGATGCTGGCGCGTTCGCCCGACCGGTGCCGAGCGATGGCTTCACGGAGCGCGGTGCCTGACGTGCTGCCTGGGCCGGCTGAATCTGGGGCGTGAGCGCCCTCGCCTTCAGCACCTCTTGGATTCCCTTGTCCTGCGCGACCGCCATGTCATAGGCGTTCTTGTACGACTCAATGATGCTGTCCCCCTCCACAAGACCTGCCGAGATGAGCTTGGCCATCCGCTCCTGTACGTCAGGGAGAAACTCATTTGCAGGGTCGCTCTGGAACTGCGCAAGCACGTTCTTCGCTTCCTCCGCGAACTGCGCTTGCTCGCGCTCCGCGATGACCTTGTCCGCAATCTCCTGCTCGGACAGCTGGCGTTGGGGTGCCTGCACTGGTGGCACCTGCACGGCCTGGCCGTTGAACAGCGCGACCATCGTGTTCGCATCTGGCTTGAAGTGGTTCGTGAGGTCCACGATGATCTTCGCGCGCTGCTGCGGCGTGCCGGCGTGCAGGCCGCGCGACAGCTCCAGCAGTTCGCTGACGTGCTTCGCCGCCGTGGTGCCCAGCGAGGACAGCGACGCCTCGTGCGGCGCGATCACATCACGCATCTCCTTGGCGAACTTCCGCTCGTCAGCGGTCTCAGTGAGCTTCGTGGCCATATCGCGCTCACGGTCAAGCCAGTACTTCTGGAACTGAGGATCGACGGTGCTCCACTTCTCACGAAGCGCGGCCGACATCGACGCGGGCGGCTTCATCGGCTCGACGGCACGCCCGGTGATTGGATCGATGGTCGGAGCCGGTGCGGCAGCAGGTTCGACCTTCGGCAGTGCAGCCTTGGTCGGCTCGGCGCCCTCCTCTGCTCCGAGCGCATCAAACGCGGCGGCAATGGTCTGCCGGCGTGCGGTGTTCGGATCGGCTGGCGCGCTGTCGGCTGGGATCGCTGCTGGCGCGTCAGGGGTGACTGCTGAATCAGCGACATTCGCCGTGGTCAGGGAGTCCTGATCGGCAATGGTGTCGGTTGTCATTCGGTACGTCCTTATTTCATGTGCTGATGGACCGCATCAGCGACGGCTTGGCGGCGGACCTTGCTGATCCGCTCCTCCTTGTTCTTGGCCTGAATCTCCGCTTCACGGGCGCCTTCACTGCCAGACAGCAAGCGGTCCTGCTTCATGATTCGCTTGTAGTCCGTGCCGGACTCGGCCCATTTCCCGTTCACCATCAAGCCTTGATGGCCGGTCCAGCTCATCGCGCCCACCTGGGGTGCGACGGCCCAGCTGCCGAGTCGGTTCATCGCTGTGCCGCAGTGCAGCGGCGTGTCGTCGCGATCGGCGACCTTGCGGATGAAGTCCTGCTGCTCGCCGCAGGTCGCGCATTCGGCGACGTACGTCGGCATCAGGCGACTCCCAGCGTGGCGACATCCAGCGCGTTTCCATGCACGGCGTCGAGGCGCGCGGTCCTGGCATTCATGGCCTTGATCGCCAGCTCCATCTGTCGAAGCTGGTTGTCGGAGTCGGCCTTGTACTTGTCGAGCTGCGCCTGCAGCGCGGCAGCTTCGGTCTTCGCCTGCGCTTGGATCTGAGCGACTTGAACTTGGGCCTGCGCCTTCTCTTGCGCGATCTGCGCCGCTGCTTGGGTTTGTGCCTGAGCCTGCTGGGCCTTCATCTCGTCCGGCGACGGCGGCTTCGGCTGTCCCTGCTGCGCGGCCAGCGCACGTTCCATCTGGTCGATGGTGCGATCAAGGAAGCCTTCTAGCTCCGCCGTTCCCTTCATGCCTGCGACGCCCCACTTCGTCATCTGCGCCAGGAACGGCACAAGCTCCGGAATCTGGTGCACGAGCGGGCCGAGTTGTGAAGCCATCCCGCTGATCGCCTGAATGACCTGCGCCTTCTCGGCGGTCTTCTGGTTCCAGTTCGGCAGCTCGATGGAGTCGGTCGAAACCTCCAGGCGGAAGTAGTTCGACTGCGCGTCCTTCAGCAGCTGGATCGCTGCCGGGACGTACTGCTGATCAGCCTGCGGGATGATGCCCGCGCGCTTCAAGATGAACTCTGGCTGGTAGAACTTGCAGATCAGGTGCGCCTTCAGGCGCAGCGTGCGTGCGATGTAATCGGCGACCTCGCGTTGATCCATCGAGAGACGCGATGAGCCGAACGTCGCCTTCGACGCGACGGCGCTGGCCGACTCGTACGGCATCGAGGCGGCGCGCATGATGTCGCTGATGCCCTCAATCTCGAAGATCTGAGCCTTCACCGAGTCGCGGGCTGCAAGGATGCCTTGATAGGCCTGCACGGTTTCGTTCAGCGGCGTGAACTGAACGGAGCCTTGTAGACCGCCCTTCTCGGTCACGAACATCAACCAGTCCTTGACGGGCACCCCTTCCAGCTCGTTCGTCTCAGTGAACAGCGTGGCGAGGTCCGTGTTCCCCGCGTCGTACATGAAGCGCAGCTTCAGGGCGCGAGCCAGATTCGCTGCGCGGGTGTTCAGGCTGTCCAGCTCACGGTACTGGTTTTGCACCAGCTTGTAGTCGCTGATCGGCAGCGTGTTCGACGTGTCGAAGCGACCGAGCGGCGGCAGCGGCGTCGGGAAGAAGCCGTCGAACTCGCAGACATCGCCTTGAACATCGAGCGGTACGGCGGCGCCTTCAGCGATCCAGAACGTAACCCTGCGCTCCTTGTCCCAAAGCTCGAAGACATCGACGGTTGCCTCAGTCTGGTTCTGCGGGAGCAGGTTCGCCAGTCGATCCGTCTTGTTCGTCTCGGTTGGCTTGGTGAAGCTCAGGCCGGCCAGCACATCGGGCGGAGCGGTGTGGCCGAAGCGATCACCGATAGCCGGCTTGCTCATCGGTACGCGACGGCCGACCCAGCGGCACATCGTCCACACCGTGCATGGCGACCAGAAGAAGTCGTTCCACGCGACGTAGTCGATTTCCGCGAACTGGTTCGTTACCTGCGGCGGGACTGGCACCTCCTGCATGACGGTCTGACCCGTCAGCGGGTCCTGCGCCGGTTGGATCGCGGTCGTCGGTTCGGATTCGGTCTGCTCCAGGCGAACCCAGTTCACCCCGATGCCCGGCACCTTCCAGTCGAACAGCGTCTGCTTGAACTTCGCGTCGAAGCCGCCGCATTCCAGCTCGTACGCGATGGAGCGCTCAACGAGGTACCCAGCAACACGCGCCACGTCGTCGTCGGCGTCATCAAAGCGGCGCTTCACGGTCGGTACCGGAGTCTGCGCGTACAGCGCGGCGCGCTTCATGTCGGTGTTCGAGGCGAACAGGTTGTACCTGGACATGCCCGGGTTCTCGGCACTGCCCTCGTCGCCGTACCGCTTGATCGTCTCCGTCGCGACCTTGTTGAACTTCTCGCGCTCCTTCCGGGACGCCTTCAGCTCGTCGAGCCAGTGCGCCTGCTCGTCTTCGGTCTGGTACTTTGCAAGCACTGGGTCTTGCTCGAACGCGTCCTCTGACACGCCCGTCTCAAATTCATCGCCGTACACATGGCTCATAGCGCTGGGTCCCCGTAGCTAGCTCGGGCGGCCTTCTGTCGCGCGTGATGCTTGAACGCGTCGTTTAGGGTCCACACCTCGTTTTGTTCGGAGGTATTTAGTGAACCGAACCCGGTCGCTTGCCGGTCGCGCTGGACCTGCGCGCGGCGCTGCATTCCGCGCTCCTTCGAGCGCTGCAACGTGTCTTGGTTGATCACCGTGCAGGCGTACCTGAACGCGTCGGCGCCGTGGCTCCACTGGTCGTGGATCGGGGTGTTCGAGTACACGCCGCCGTCCTTGTCCCACTTGCGCTGGTAGTTCCGCAGGCACTTCAGGCCGCGCTCGCACCGGGTCGCGTCGAACAGCACGGGGTACGTGCGCAGCGTCTTGCGGACGGCGTCGATGCCGTCCTTGATTTCGAGCTTCGGAACAAGCCGAGCTGGCGCCGAGCGCTCAATGAACGTGTCGATCACGGATTTCTTGGAGCGGAAGGTCCTGGCCTTCGCGTCGTGCGGCAGGAACATCGTCTCGTACGCGTACGGGCGCAGCTCCAGCAGATCAAGCGTCTGCTCGGCGTCCATGCCGGTCGCCTCGAAGTAGTCGAAGAACCGGACGCGCCCATCGACGACCTGATAGAACCAGATCGACAGCGCGTCGGCAAAGCCAAGGTCCATCGCGATGGTCACGGGCTCATCGGCGAGGTACGGCACGTCGCAGATCGCGCCGTTCCGCTCCAGGTCAGCCATGTGCGTCCCGTAGTACGCGCCGCGCACCGCCGCTTGAAACGAGCACTCCAGCTCCTGCGCGTACTCGTTCTCGTCCATCTCCTGACGGAGCGCCTCCAGCTCGGACGCCGGCAGGATGCCCGTCTGCGACGCCTTCAGCTCCAGGTAGAACCAGCCGCTGTCCGGCCGCATCGCCTTCTCGCGCATCTGCGCGAACTTGTTCACCGGCCCCTTCGGCGTGCCAATGAAGATCGCAAACCCGCGCCGGTCGGCGAGCGCCGGCCGGATGACCTCTGACCACGCCCGGCCCTCGAACTCCCCGAATTCGTCCAGCACCGCGCCGTCCAGGCGCAGGCCGCGCATCGCGTCCGGGTTGTCCACGCCGAACAGCCGGATCTTGGCGCCGTTCGGCAGCAGGACCGAGGTCTCCGATTCGCTGATCTTGACCAGACCGGGCGGCAGGTCGCGCACCGCCTCCTTGACGTACGTCCAGGCGATGTTCTTGGCCTGACCGTAAGTCGGCGCGACGTACGCGTAGAACGCGTCGCGCTTCGGCGTGCGCAGCGCGCGGACGACCAGGTCATTGACCACCGCGACGGTCTTGCCGCAGCGCCGGTGCGCCACGATCAGCGCGAACCGCTGGTGCCGCGCATGGAACGGCATGAACTGCTTGCGCGGCTTGTATGAGAACCGGACCTCGCGCCTCATTCGGGCAGCTCGCCGGTGTCGGCCTCAAGCACGACCTGCCCGTCCTTGACGTTCACCAGATCCAGCGGGTTCGGCGGGATCGCGCTGTTGAAGACGAAGGTGTTCCCGGTCGGCGTCAGCGTGTCGCTCTGCGCGAACCGCTGATAGAGCGGGAAGAACTTGTCCGGGTTGTGCTGCGCCCACTGCATCAGCGCCGGCACGCCGCCGATCAGCTCGAACGCGGCATGGAACGCCGCGCTGACCGACTCGCGGTCACGCTTTCTGAAGACATAGTCGCGGGGGATGGGTGGCAGGCCCTCGTCGGCGGCGGCGAGATTGATGGCCGCTACAACGGCCTCGGCTCGGAGGAACCGGTCAACCTCGGGCGATACGGCGGTTTCGTCGGGCTCGGTCGCCGACGTTTGTACGTGCGTCATGGGCAAGCGCTTCTCGATGGCGCGCTTGCGTTCGAGATGGGCGGGTGATTGGGACGCGCGTATTTAGTAAACCGACGCCGAGGCTAAGTACCGGCATGTCCAAAGCCAAGAACTACCGCGATACGTACCAAAGCCTGCACCGGATGGGCATGCCGTCGAACCTAGTTCACATGCTCAAGGCCGGCACGCTGGCCCAGCACGTCCTGCAGGCATATGCCTCGCTGGACGCGATGAACGAGTTCCTAGATGCATGGGAGGAGCGATGCGCCGCAGCAGCGGCGGTCACGCCCTGGGCTGATCGCCGGGCCGCCTGGAAGGCCGCTGGCCGACCTCAGCCGAACTGGCTAGAGATCCTGGTCTGGTACGAACAGCAGCAGCTGTACGTGCCGATCAGCGCGAATGAGGTCGCGAAGGACCTGCTGATGCTGCACTCGCCGCAGATCCAGGCCTCTAAGAAGCGCCGACGAACTCGCATTCCAGATTAGAGTCTGATCGCTGGCACATGAAAACCAACATCAGGGAGCGTGAGTGGCGAAAAACTCAAGAAATCAAAGGACTGGAAGGCGTGGTGAGACCGCCGTCTGGACGATCTTTGAAGACCTCGGGTACGTCTGCAATGATATTGCAGATGATTTCGGGGAGGACTTCTTCGTCTACGCCGAAGAGGATGAAATCATTGAACCCTTCAAGATATTCATTCAGGTCAAAGCATCAGACGAATTTGACAAAAACCCTTCAGATTGGACAGAATACTGCGACGCTCTGACTGTGCGAAATTGGATTCTTAGCAATGAGCTAACAATCGTCGTTCGCAAAAATCTAAAAAGCGGAGAAATTCGCTACGCCATACCCGAAGAGGAATTCGAATATTGGAAACTAGACCCGGATACGAAGTTTCCCGTTCGTATGTTGAAGGACTTCGACGCAACTGCTGCAAAACGAGTAATGTGGAAAGCGCGCGTACGGCACTACGAACGTCTCGTCCGGTTAACGATGCCAAATCCATTTGAGACGCATGAATTTGAGGGAATCCCAAAATATAGACTTTTCCTGTTGGAGCTGCTGTTCCGAATGGGCGTGTTAGATCATGGGGATCAATTCAGCGCGGAATTCGTTAAATCGTACAATCGGCTGCATGCAGACTGCGAGGCGACGTTCACACCGAGCGACGCAGCAGATATGTCCCCAGAAGAGCAGCTCAGATATATGGCGTGCTTGTCATCTCTGCAAGTAGCGCTAATTATCTGGTCCGGTCATACGCTGGAATTTGGCAGGCTTGTACTTGATCAGCTGGCATGCCTCTTGGTGCAATTCGTCATCCCACAAGAGCAGGCAGGAGCACTTCGGAAGCTTGGCACCAAGTGAACCCGAATATTGCCCGACTGAAATAGTGCCTGTACCTTCGATCTGAGCGGACGCACCCGCACTTTGGGGTTGCACGACCCGCCGCGCCCCAAACCGAGGTCCGGAATCCAAATCGGTCCCCGGTGACACCCGTTGCACTCCGGCTGCACCTAATCTATGCCGGTGATGGCATATACACACTTCGGCTAGATTGGCCGAGTTGTCGCGATTCGTCGCCGAGGTGGCCGGCACGCCATTCGTCTATTAATGTACTTATTGGACGAATAATGGAGGTCCTCGTGATGAGAACCGCGCAAACTGGGTCACGCCGAATGCGACGAACACCCCTGAGGGCCACCGGATGCATACCGACTCCCCTGCCGGCGCCCTGGTGAATATTCATATACCGCCCCGCGCTTGGTGCGCCGGGGCTCACCGGCGTCGCCGGTCATCCCGCTGGTATACCTCGGGATGACGGCTCGGGTTCAGGTTCAGGACCAGGTTCCAGGTGAGGCAATTGGGTGGTAATCGGCAATCGGGAGCCGTGGGTTTATCAGTGTACGTTCGTCATGCCGCGAAAAATAATAGACGAATACTCACGGAGATACCCAATGGGAAACATCACGACTGAACCACTCAAAGGCGACGACATCGCGAAGGTCCGCGCGGTGGTACAGCATTCACCTCGCGATCTGGCGCTGTTCATCATCTCGACGAACACGGCGTTCCGCGCCTCCGACATCCTTGGCCTGAACTGCGGCGACGTGCGGTCGCTCAGGGTCGGCGGCACGCTGCTGATCAAGGAGAAGAAGACCGGCAATCGCCGTGCCGTCACGGTGAACCAGCTCGTGATCGACGCGCTGGCGAGCCTGCTGGCCAGCATCGAGCCGGTTCACGACGACGCGCCGCTGTTCGTCGGTCACAAGCGCGGCACGCGGCTCACGGTATCGGCGTACGGCCGGCTGGTGAAGCACTGGTGCGAGTTGGCCGGGTTGACCGGTGAGTACTCATCGCACTCCCTGCGCAAGACCTTCGGGTACACGATGCGCACGCAGCACAAGGTCGATCTGGCGATCCTTCAGGAGATGTACGGTCACAAGTCCGGCCGGGTCACGCTGAAGTACGTCGGGATTCAGGCCGAGGAGCTGGCGGCGGTGTACATGCTCGGCGTGCAGTGACTTACGCGGCCGATCCATCAACCTGAACGGCGCGCTCGGCACCAGCCGACCAGATTCGGTTATGAATCAACTGCTCAAGCTCATTGAGCAGCGGGCGTCCGTCTTGAATCAACTTCAAGATCGCGTCATCCCTTTCAGATGCCGGGGGGAAGTTGATCCGATCATCAAATTCAAGCAGCGCCGCATCTACCAAGGCATCGATTGCGGTAAATCGCTCTTTGAAACCATTCGGCATGAACACTACGTTTATGGCAAGGTACCTCGCGAACGCCAGACGATGTTCCCGGTACTCGAACAGGCGCTTCTGATCTTTGATCTTGCGATACTCATCGACCATTGCTTGCCCTTCAAAGGCCAACACCTGGTCAATCTGCCAGTGTGCGAACTTCCCGGCCTCAAATAGGCGGGCGCGTTCCTGGTCGTCCAGCAAGTCGATGCGCGTCTCGAAGCTTGCAATCGTGGTAAGCGTCGTATCGAACGCCTTCACCAGAAGCATCCACGCCTCGGAGAGAACTTCGAACTCTCGGTCGTATAGCTTGCGAGCACGATGCAGGTCCTTGTCGATGTATGCCTGAACCTCCTTCAAGGCGGCATCATGCACGCGCTTCAGCTCGGCCAGCGCGATGTCCTGCTCAGTCTTGAACTTCGCGGCCTTCTTCTGGAAGTAGTCGTCGAGCAGCGACTTCCCGAACGACTTGATCAACAGGAACGTGATCGCCGCACCGCCGCCGCCAGCGATCACGATCTGGCCGATGGCTGAAAAAGCGAGGTCGGTGGTGTTCATATTGATCCCGCGCGCTCTTGACTAGACAAGCTTCTGCGCGACCGCGAATTGTCGGTGCATCGCCCCCCGGAGATGTACAGAGAGACGGGCCCGAGCAGACCGCCCCTCAATCTTCAACGAAGATATTCAGTATTGGAGCTAGCGCCTTATTCTGAGGCGGTGTGGGCGCATTTGGAGCAAGGATTGAAAACTTCTTGAAATAGGGTATCGCAACACCCGAAAACCCCTCTAAAGCGATCGTATAACTACCTACAGGCAGCTGAGGAAGCGTGATGCTCGCTTGCCCAGACATATTGTAGCGAAGTGCGTTTGTCTGAGTTTCCAGGTACAGCACGATTTGCCCTAGAGAATTTCCGGCGGGAAGAACTCGCACAGTAAAAGTTACGCTGGAACTGCTGGGAGTACATGCGATCGTTCCTTCGTTGGCATTGGCACCAAATGTTCCAAACAGTGTTAAGGTTGGCGTTTGCCCCTGTGTGAAATTACTATTCCCATAGAAATTCGTACTCAAATAATACGCACATGCACTGTCGGCCCTGGCCGTCGAGGGCCAGTTCACTGACAGCAAACATATCACGCAGAGTCGAAATATTATCCAGAGGGACCTAAGCGAGCCAGCAACGCAAGCCCGCCAGTTTCTTTCAAAATTCTCAATCAGATATCGCATTATTTTGAGCTCAATGAAGTGCTCCAAATTTTCTAGGCATAACACGTAATTCAGTCGACGTTGTACGACAATGCTTAGGACGCGACGAAATACATACTAGGCTGGTTACTCCAGGCGACAATCTGACTGCAGGCGGTAATCGCGGGATCGTTATAGAAGATCGACGCGGACCTTCCTGCGACTTCACTAGCCAACAGAGTCGCATATGCCATCTTGCAAGCGGATGGATTCATCTGATAGACGCCTTGCGTGGTCACATTGCAAATATTATTTGCGTTTAAGCCATTAAGCGCCACTGTGACAGTACCGTCAGACCCTACTCCCAGATATGTAACCACACCGCCACAAGACATATTTGCAGATGCGAGTTGCGGGATAGCGAGGAAGGCGGAGGCTGCACAAGCCATGAAACTCTTTTGAATAGCTCTGATATTCATCATTTTCCAATCGTTTAGGCATGTCTAAACCTGCCAATGGCAATCCCTTCTCACTCTCCTAAAAGGCAGGCACATGTTCGGATTGCGCCAAGCTTGTCGGAGCGTTCAAAAGGGCGGCGGATCGCATGAATGCGACCGTGGCCGGCTTGTATCCCAAGCTGTTTGCTGGGTCAATCCGAGGAATCGGTGACTATTTCCAATCTAGCAATCTGGTCTGAGAAAGGACGCGTTCGTTGGCATGAGCGTCTTCCCGGCGCGTCAGCGTCCGGGATAGAAAGAGCTGGCACGGGCGGATGGTTCATGACTCGTTAGCCGTCTCCCGCATCGCGGTCAAGGCGGGTCGAGGCGGCACGCCGAGACATCGCCTGCTCGCGGCACGCGAGCGCATGCTTAAGGTCATAGGTCAGCAGAACTGGCTCGACCACATGTCTGTACACGCCGGCCTCGGCGTCCCGCCTCGGCAGTCCGCGCCGCCCACGTCGCCCGGCTAGCGCCGTGCTCCGCGTTCGTCCCGTCCTGTTTCTCTGGCCTGCGGCCAGTGCACGTCTGCCCGTTTTGAAAAGGTGACTCTCTATTAGATATCTATCTATCGATGTTTCCTTTTCAAAAGGGGCGAATCTGGAGCCATGAACCATTCCCGAGGACCAACAGGACAACGGACGCGTTCTTTTTCAGAGCCGTGATCCCAAAACCGGCGTGCACGATGGCAAACGGCTAAATAAGATCAATCAAGCTCGTCGGCTTGAGTCAGCAGGTAAAGCTTGGTCGCTTTTCCTGTGCAACGCAGGGTTCCTCATCCGGGCCTGCTGTCTCAAGCCGATGAACCCGCAGGTTTGACCAAGCGCCTGCGCCAAGTTGGATGAACGAATGACGGCGAAGAAGACACCCGAAGAACGATTGACCCGTGACCAGAAGAAATCAGGCGGCAAGCGCACCGGCTCGGGACGAAAGGCGAAGTTGATGGACCCGAACATGCAGCTCGAATGGGATCAGGAGCTGACGCGCGCGATCAGCGCGGCGTCGGCGAACATGGGCGTGATCAAGAAGGACTCGTTCTGGACGCTGCGCGAGCTTCAGGCGCGCTGGGGCAAGTTGGCCGGCGCTGAGTTCAAGGACTGGTTCGAAGCGACGAAGCACCTGGATCAGCAGTTCGCCGATCAGTTGCTGCACGAGCACAAGACTGGTCGCATCACCGAGGACAAGTACAAGGACCTGCTGTTCACGAAGGCGTTCACCTGGTACTGGTCGATCCGTTCTGAGAAGTCCCGCGCCGCTTGGGAGCTGACGCGCGGGTTGAAGCCGCTGCGCTGATCTACTTTGCCTGCACGGCGGTGTCGATGTTGTGGTGCTTCAAGAACGCTTCAATTGCTTCAAGCACGGTCCTTGCCTTGAAGACGATGCCGAGGTCGATCATCTCCTGCTGCTGTGCCATCGGTTGGATGTTCGTCGGAATCGGCACCGGGACGATCTGATTCAGATGAGTGCGGAAGAACACGGCGGCGATCACGCCGACGAAATGCAGCCTTGAACCTGCGACCAAGCCGCCAGCCTTCGTTGCCCAAGATCCTTGATTCAGGACGAAGACAGGGCTTCCACTCGACCCTCCGAAAACGGAAGCGTCAATGAGGAATCGTGGCGTTCCTTCAAAGTCCACTTGCATCGGTGTCGCCGTAGTTCCGCGCCGCAATACCGGTAGCAAGTTCTTGCTGTCCCAAATGCCATTCGGGTAGCCGATAAACGTCACGGACTCGACTGCGTCCAGTTCCTGTGCTTGTTGTACTGTGGGAATCAACGTCGTGTCCACCGCCCGAAAGAACAAGTCCACGCCGTGAGTGCGTTTCACGAATTCCAGAAGGGGCGCCAAGCCACAAATCGCGATGTCTACGTTCGGATCAGGGTGGCCAAACCACATTGACTGCCAATCAGTCGATGCGATGTGAAGGTTGAATCCATCTCCTAGTACAGGCTTCCCATCCTTCTGTTTCAGGAACGAGAGCTGCCCCTCGCGCTGACCCATGACGACATGCTTGTTCGTAACCACGAACAAGTAGTCAATGCCGCCGAGCTTGTGCAATACAAAGAAGCCCGTTCCAGATCCTCGTTCTCCCTTCGCCGAGACCGTATCAATGCGGATCGTCGTGAAGAACAGTTGTTCGGCGATCGTCTGGACTTCCATGAGCATTCCTTATTCTAGAAAATTTATTGCAAAGCACTGTCAGAGCATATCTCGACACGATCTCCTAAATACCTTCGTACAGCTGGTTGTACGAACTCAAGGAGAACCGAATGCAGCAATCACCCGACACGCGGGCGCAGTGCCAAGGCAAGCAGCCCTTCCCAACCAAAGACCTGGCCGGCCGCGTCGCCAAGAGCTCAAACCGCAAGCGTGACCGCGCGCTGAACGTGTACCGCTGCCCGCAATGCACGCAGTTCCACGTCGGCACGCCATCGCGGAGCAAGCAATGA